AAGGCGCCGTAATGCCCGTTATTGTTTTTTGGGTCCGCGCAATTAAGTAACACATTTAGCAACCACTCGCCAGCGTCTAGGTCGTCGGCTTCGTAATCGTGCATAGCAACCAGCAACGTAACTTTTTGTAGTTGGGTGTTTGGTGTTTCTACTTTTTCTTTCATGTCGGGTTATCTTTCTGTAGTCGGGTTTATTTCTTAAACGTACCGTAGCACAAGGTAGTTACACGGTTGGTAAATCCTCGATTGGCTCTAAACGGTCTGTTGTAACCCAATAGGCGCCGCCGCTTGTGTCTGCGTTGTTTTGTAGCCAATGTGTTTTAGTTGGTATTTGGTGGCCCCATGTCCAGCCCCTAATTTTGTAGTGGCAATCAAACAGCTGCACTAAAACAAACGGACTTGCCTTAAAGGTGGTTGCCTGGTTGCGGGGAACTATTAGGTTTATTTCGTCGTTTATGCAGCGTGTCGACTTAATTTGATATACGCCTACGTCACCTACAGCCCAAGCTTGTTGGTTCATTGGTATGCCGAAATGGTCCGCGAACACTATTTCGCCTAGTGCGCCGTCGATATATTTTTGTAGGCCAGGTGCAAATTGTTTACGGGCGCCGCTGGGGTGTGCGCCTTCGCCATAAGTGTTGTAGTTGGTAGTGCCGTAATTTATTGCGTCGGCTAGTTGCTGTTCGGTGTATAACCGTTCGTAGGTTTCTTGCATGGTGTCGGGTCCTTTAATGGTTTGCGTTTGGTACAGGCTTTTAAATCTTTATGGCTATATAACTTTTTTGTTGGGTTTGTTTTGTGTGGTGTTTCTTTAAGTATTTGCCCGCAACCGCGGCATTTCATATGCCAATGATTACGGCCATGGCGGCGGTTATGACAGCTGCAGCGAATTTGTGTTCGTCGCTTGGTGTGCCGTTTAAATACTTTTCTTTAAGTATTGCCAATTCGTCTAGCAATATTGAGTGGTCAACGGGCTTAGGTGCTGGTACAAAATTTGGTCTAAAAACTTCGTCTACAAAATTTTTAAATGTTTCGGCGTACTTTTCTGTATACATTTGTCGGGTACTTTCTGTTAGGCCTGGGTCGGGTATCGGGTATTCGGTCATGGGTTAGGCAACGCCCATGGGCCGTACCCTGAATTATGCCATATGGCTAGTGCGGACTTTGTATTTATGATTGGGTCGAATAGTTGTTCGCAAGTTTTTAATATGCCTTGGGCTTGTAACCAGCCATTAGGCCACGTATAAGACGGATTGCACCAAAAGCCGTTAATTTGGTAATAGCCATAACTACCGCCCGCTGTATCTTTACCGTTGTAAGCGTTTGCTTGGCAATGGCTTTCACGGTAAATAATGCGTGCTACGGTGCCCATTTCCTCTAAAGGCCAGCCCGCTTGTTGGGCTAGTTGTAACGCATATTGGCAATCTGTTAAAGGCTTAACTGTTGTAGTTGTTGTGTTAAGTAAAGGCGTCAAACTGACCGTAACGGGGGGCGTTACAGGCAGGGCGCTAGGCGCGTTATAAGCGTCGTAGGCGAACGCTAAACCTGTAAGGCTTATAGTTACAGCCGTAAAGATTTTGGCTATTAAAAAGTTCATGCAATACCCCTTTTTTCGTCGGTCTTAAAACCGTAGTAGACGCCTAGGCGCTAGGTGGTGATACTGGCTGTAAACCTTGTAAGTATTGGGTTACAGGTTCAGGGATTTTGTCGCCAGGGTAATAAAACCAATGCCAAGGTTCGGCGGGCATGACTTCGAGCGACCAGCCAAATGTTGGGCCGTGTTCGCACATAAACGCCCACGTTTCGCCTTCCATATTTGCGTAGTCAACTGCCAAACCTAAGTTGTGGCGGCTGCTACCAGGTGCAGCTAGTGGCGCATTGCCTGGTCGTAGGTAATACTTGCGGCCTTGCCAAGTTCGTGTAGTTGCGCCCTCGATAGGTTGCAACGTGTAGCGCTGTAAAAACCCTGCGGTTTGTTGCGCTGTGGACCTGTAAGTATCGCCTTGCGAAATGGGTTTAAATTGTTTGATACCTGCAGCGAACGCGGCGGCGCGTACTGCGTTGTATGCGTTGGCGGCTCGCGGGTGTAACTTGCCAAATGGTTTTATGTCTACAAGCATATTGGCGGGTAATTCACCTGGGGTAATATGGCCCAGCGTGGCAGGTAAAACCAGTTTTTTTACTGGCGGCACTACCACGGGTTTAGGGGGCTGGGGTGCCATTAGTTGGCTCGATAGGTTTGCGTTTTAAACCGTTGGCTGCAACAAGGCCGCTTAGTGTGCCTGTCATAAATACGGTAAGGGTAGACAACAAGTCGATAAATTGCGCGTCGTTTGGTGACTGCTCTAACGGCTGGGTAACAAACAAAAGGCCGTACACAAAACCTATAACGGTTAATGCAAACGTCACGGCAATAGTGCAACCTACGAAAACAATCATACGGGCATGTAAATGTTCTATTTCTGCTCGTTGCTTATCCATTAGTTACCCTTTCGCATTGGACCATTGTATTACAGCGGGTTAATACGCTGTTGCGTACTTTTTTGGGTGCGTTTTGGCGTGTTGTTTCGCAAGCGGTTAAGGCAAGTGCAAACACAAAACAACTAATTAGTAGGCGTTTCATTATGTGCAGGGCGTGTTAACGGTGGTGGTGGGTCTTGAATATGTACCCACAACACAAGTTCGCCGCCTGACAAAATCCAGCCAGTATTAAAACCATTTTCTACTAACAAATCTGCCATAGGGTCAATAATCATGCCGATATTTCCATTAAAATTATGGTGGATAATGTACCCAATACTTGTACGCCTACTGAAGCGCCAGCAAACTGATTAGCGAATTGTGTTTTATATGTTGTTGCGCTTACCGTTGCAGGACTATCTAAAACCGACGCTGAGGTGGCCGTTTGGATATTTTCTATGGTGGTATTTGTATATCCTGCGCCCAATGCCAAACTGCCCAAGTCGGTTGCCCCGCGCAATAATTTTAGGTTTACGCCATTAGCGGCATTACCCGCACTTTTGTATAAACCACTTTGATTTACAATTACCAGCACTTTGCTACTTGTTGACGACGGCGTAATAGTTGCCGTCAATGTTGTATCTGCGTAAGTTGAAACGGAACTAGACGTAGACGTAGAAGTAGAACCGTAAACTACTTGTAACACTCGAAACGCGCCGCGCAACGCGTTAAGCTGCGCTGCCTCTAAAACGTTGCCACTAACAAAAACGGCGGGTAATGCGGTTGGGGTTGCCATAATGCCTACTTTATCCTAAAACTGGTTGCGGGTCTTGTATGTCTAATTTACCGTAAATTGGGTCGTCTAAAATAAACTCGTAAACAATTACCGTAGCTGCCGTATAGAACGTAACTCTATGGCCAATGTTAACGTTTACTTGTATTTCGATACCCTCTACCGATAGTTCCTGGGCTACCTCGCCGCCTTTAATTGTGTTGGTAATCGTTATGGTGTCGCCAATGTCGACTAGCGCCAAGGTTTCGCGTTGCGCTGTTGTAAGCATTAAATAATCGGTTTGCACGGCGTTAAACGTGGCTTCGGGTTCGCCTACCAACAAGTAATTAGCCAGGCTTAAAGCTGCTGCGTCGTTGTGTAAAAGGCTATTAGTAATGCTTGTATTTTGAATTAGGTACTTGGTTTGGCTTGCCGTGTCGTTAGCAACCTCAGGGCTTGTGGCGCCTAAATGTTGAATACTGGCCCTGTTTACGATTAGGTCGGCGTTAAAAATGATGCCTAAAGAGTTGTACGGTATGTTGGTTCCGTCGTCGTGAAAGTCTGCGACACTACCTGAAAGGGTCTGCCCTACGCGTGGTTGGCTAGTAAAATAGCCTGTACGCGACATAAAAATACGGCCCTGTTCTGCTTGTTGAATTTGGTCTATATACGCTTTTACGTTTGTGCCTTCGTCAACGGTGTAGGCAGCTGCCCCGCCTAGGGTTTGGGTGCCTGTTTCAATGTCACGCGTTAAAGCGGGGTAAGCCACCTCGGGTAAATTAAGTACGGCAGATAGGCGGGCGCTCGATAGTTGCTCGGTTACGTTAAATTCGGCTAACGCGGTTTGGGCTAGTAAATAGAAATCGTCGGCGCAATACACGGTAACTATATTTTGCTGGCCCAACTGGTAGGCATAATCGTACGAAACAATTTGACCTCTAAACAATTCAATAAAAGTACCAACGCCGTTGTATCGACCAAACGAAACTTTTCGTAATGGTGCCAACGTAAATTGTTCGTTTGGGTCCACGTATGGGCTAGATGAATAAAGCGGGTTTAGGGTGCCGCCTGCCAGGCTGTCGTTTAAGTTAAATGACATTGTTCCAGCGCTAAATTGGTCGCCTACGTCACGACGCCCGCGCTTAATGTTTACATTTGTTGAGTATTCCAACATTGGGGCAAATTCTGTAGAACCGTTTAAAACAAAAGTTGTGTTATCTAATACGCCTGCCGTTGCGTTATCAAGCCTAAAACTATTAACTAAAAAGCCTGTATCTATAAATAGTTCGTAATCGCCGCTTTCAATTACTGAAGTAGCCATTATGCAACCGCGATATTAGCGGGGCCTGCCGCCCTGTTATACGCTCGAATAGCGTTTACTACGCTTTCGCCTATTTCGGCGCTGGTACTAATACCGCCGTTTACGTTTATAGTAACCCCGTCAAAAAATCCGCCTATGCCACCAAAACTGTCATTAAATGACCTAGGCGTAATAGGGTTTGCGGCTTTTGATGTAACGCCAGCGTCAAACGCTGCGCCAATTCCTTTAACATCTGCCACATTAAGGCCAGGTACAGCAAGCCCCGATTGGGCAAAATTGAACGCCGCTTGAATACCGTCTAAATATGATTTAGCGTTAGCTACGCCTGCCGCATAAAATTTATCGGCAGCAAGTAAACCGATAGCGTCTGCAGCTGTTTTACTGGCTGTAACAAGTGCGTTAGTTTCGTTAATGGCGTCTACTCCGCCAGCGATTAACTCGGCGGCAATAGCCGCGCCGCTAACATTACCAGCGTCTAAAACGAGTTGTAATGCGTCTTTAGATATACCCAATGCAAGTAAACTGCCAATTAACGCGCTGTAATCTTTTACGCCTTGTGTTTGGTTACGTAAACCAGTAAGAAAACTTGCGCCTGTATCGTTGCCAGCATTTTTAGCGTCTGCAAAATTAAGGCTGCTACCTAAACTGTCTGAAATACTTTTGCCGAAACCTTCAAACGCTTCTTGTGCGTCGGCAAGTTTGCCTTTAGCGCTATCGAGTGCCGTATTCATGCGGTCCGTTAAGGCAGCTGCCGCGTCTTTTGTTGCTTCTTCCATTTTCTTTAAACGTTCGGCTGCGGCTGTAGCACCTTTACCGCTGGTAACTCCGCTTAAACCGTCTGTTGCTGTTGTTGCGGCTTTAGCGTTTTCGGCAAGTTGTTTTGCCGCAAAACTGCTGTAATCAGATTGCCTGCCAAAATTTTGTATACCTGCAGAAAATTTATCAAAATCGGCTTTTAGTCCTTCAATGTCAAATAACTGTTTAAAACCGCCGCTACCCGCTTTTTCGCCTCGAATATCGTCAACTACTTTTACTATTTGCCCTAATGGACCTAACAAATTTAGGACCAAACTTTTAACGCTAAATAGTTGTTTGAGTTCTTGGTATGCCATGTTGGCGGCCTGGCCAATGTAGCCAACGGCGTTGGCGGTAACAAGTGCCGCTACGGCTACGGTTTTCATTACCGCAACTACTTTTGGCCCAAAACTGCCCATTTCGTAAATGGCTTGTTGTAAACCTTTTACTATGCCTTTTTCGCCGATTACTTCTGCTACACGTTCAAACGCTGGCGTTACTTTATCATTGAAAAACTTTACGGCTTTTAAAAATATCGGTAAAAATGCTTGCCCTAAATTGGTTTGGATATTTTCTAGCGTTGCGCCAAGTATTTTTTGTTGTGCGGCTAGTCCTGTTGTCGTGCGGCTAAAGTCGCCTTGTGCGTCGGCTGTTTGGTCAAAAATAACTTTTTGGGCAGCTAAAACTTTTTGTTGCGCTGTTAAAGCTTTGTTTCCTGAATATATGCCTAGTTCAGTTGCGGCGGCTTTTAGTGTTGCGTCGTCGAGTAGTACGCCGTATTTGCGTAATGGTTCGGCTTCGCCTCGTAGCGCGGACCCTAAAGCGTTTATGGCTTCGTCTACTGACGTGTTATTAAACGACGCCAAGTCGGCTGCCATTGTTACAAGATTGGTAGAAAAGTCCGATAAATCTTTTCCAGCAAGCCCAGCGGACTTACCAAAAGTGGCAAAAGTGCCCGCGGCTTTAAGTGCTGCCGTTTCCGATAAACCTAAAGCGCGGTTTGCTGTTTGCGCAAAATTTTCTACTTCCTTAGAAATGGCACCAAATACAACACTATTTTTACTTATTGCTTCGTTAAAATCTGACGCTTTTTGAATTGACTTATAAGCAAACGCGGCTACAGCTACCGTAGCGCCAGCGATAGCGGCACCTGCAATTACTGTTGATTTGCTTAAATTGCCAAACGCTTTTTGTGCTGCGTTTACGCCTTTATCGGCAAACGTCGTAATAATTGGTACGTTAATTGCCACGGCGTACCTTTAATTTTGTGTTGGTGTGTTTCATAACTTTATCGACTATGGCGGTTACTTCGTTTTCAACGGCTGGCCGTGCAGCAATTACGCCAGGTTCGGCAGCGCGTGGGTCGTAGCTGCCTTGCATTTGTAGATTGGTTACAAAACGGCCTTTAGTGCGACGCCCTGCGTGATCCCAAATAGAGCCTGCCGCGTCGCGTTGGGTAAGTGTCAACAGCTGATAGGGCCGTGCAGCAAAATCTATAGTTTCGCCTGACTTAAACGTAACGGTTCTAGCGCGTTGCCCTGACCTATTGGTCTTAATAATAAAACCTTTACGGGCGCCTTCGCTACTCCATTTTGTACCTGCACGGCCTCGAATAAGATTGCCTCGCGCCATACCTGACAACGGCGGCGCTATAGGTACCAAACTACGCGCTGCGTTTAATACAGGCGCCCCAGCGTTCTTAATGTCCTTCCGTACCTGTTTCAGGTAGTTAGGTTCAATTTCTTTCAGCGCTTTCATGGTTTCTTGAATACCTTTAATTTCTAAAGTATTTGCCAAGGTTGCCATAAAGTTACTTTCGTTGTTTGTTGTTGTCTGATAATACAGCAACAACGGTAGCCAGGTCGTCTATGTCAAAAGGTACCGACGGGGGCCACCACGAAATAGCTACCAACATTTCGGCAAGTTGGCGCCCGTGGGTGCCCCTTACATGGGGTTTGCGGCCTCGGTGTCGACTACTTCAATGTTGGTTAGGTTTTTTACAAACGTATCAAATTCGCTGGGTACAACAATTTTGTTTATTTTAGACGCTTCGTATGCCATAAAGGCTAAGTCCTCAACGCCGATACCTGCGGCCATGTCCGACGCTTTACGTTTGTATTTGCGTTCCCACATAACAATAACGTAAAGGTTTGTTACGACCTCATAAGTGTTGTCTGCGGTTTCTACTTTTAATGTAAGTTTCATTGTCTGCCTTTTGTGTCGGGCCTTTTCAGGCTTTTAATTAAACTTCAACGACGCTGTAAACCCCGCCCGTAAAGGTCACGCTAATTGCGCCTAAAGTGCCGAGCGCCATTTCGTATGGTAGCGCTTCCAAGTAGGCGCCTGTAAGCGTCATGGTTGGATTAGTTGCGGTGCCTGGGCTTGTTGCGCTTGGCGACCACGAAACAGTAGTAGACGTTCCAACAAGAGCTTTAAGTGTTGCGTAAGTTTCTGTAGCTGCAAACGATAGGTACAGGTCAAGGGTCAACGTCGAGTTTTCAAGGCCTGCGGTATAAACGCGGGAACCTGAACCAAACGCGGTACTTTCCAACGCCTCGATAGTGCGCGTAAAAGTAAGGCCGTTGCATTGGTCCTGCAGCCCTCTTAGTTTTAGCACCTTTAGGCGCCTTAACGGTGGATTGTTCTATAAAGCCGCCTGCTACCAGCGCGTCGACGTTAACGCCGTCTACTGGTTCGTATGTATCGCCTGGGGTACCTAAGCGGGGGCTAATAATTGTGTATTTCATGTTGTACCTATTCTAGGCGGTTGCCTGGGCTTGTAGGGATATGGTCAAGTCGTAGGCAGGTAGTTCGCTGCCGCCAATTACTGCAATAGTTGGGCGCCCGTCGGTTACGCCAATTTTTTTAGTAATAACCTTGCTAGCCAAGTTAAGTAGTGACCGTTGCGCGTCAAGGTTGCCAGGGCCAAGCGTAATTATGCGTATCGGAAATGTAATATCTACCACATTGTTAGCGAACACGGTAAAGCTAGGCGCGTCAATGAACGCACAAGGCGGTACAAGGTTGCGGGCGTCTGTTACTACCTGTAGGCCTGTAATGGTCGTTAGCGACGCTGCCAAGTCGTCTAGCGCTTCGTTTAACAGGTCTGTAAAAGCAACAGGCATTAGGCAACCTGCGGGCGTGGAATACCTAAGAGTTGTTTAATCATTGGCGACAAGCCAACGCTATTACCTGCAGGCAGGCCGTCAAAACTAGCGAAATCGGTTACAGCGCCACGCTGTCTATACAGGAAACCCCCATAGGCGATAGTTCCCAAGGTGACGCTGTTACTTGGGCTTGTGCCTTTTTGGTCTATGTAGCCGCTTTCTAAACGTCGTTGAAAACAGAAATCGTTTGAAGCTGCAGCGCATTGAGTAAGAAACGCGGTATCGAGTGCCGACGCGGTGCCTATGCCGAGCCAGTCCTCGACTTGTTGCGCTGTAACCCACGTACACGGGATAGTACCTAGCGTTACGGTTCCTGTTGCCGTGGTGCGCGTAACGTTGGCGGCTGTTTTTGCGTACAAAATTTGAAACGGTACGGGTACTTCGTAATTAAAAAGTAAATCGCCGTATTCATCTACGCCAATAAACAAGTATTCGGGAACGTCTACAACGGATACCGTGCCATTAAAAGTTGCGTCAACGCCTGCCACAACAATAGACGCGCCTACATACACTTCGTTAGGTGTAAGCGTTTCTAAAACTGCGTAGTTGTCTAATAGCGTTTTATGCGCTACTTGGTATACCTGCGTCATGGCGGTTAGGCCGCCTTTCGGTTAGACGAATTTAACGAATTTTGTAGCGTCTGCCATAAAGGTAGCTGCGTAGCCACGGTACGCAATAGTGCGGCCCAAGGTGCTAGGTACGTCTACGGAAATTGCGCCCTTTTGCTGTTCGTAAAATTCGAAGCCTGCAGCTGGTCCAGCGGCGTGGCCCATAAATGAACCTGGGGTATCTTTGTCAACCACCAAAACCAAACCAAGCGGGTTGCCGTTCCAGTTTGAAGCCGACAACTGGCCTGGTGCGTTCATAGCGCCAATCTGTGGGAATACTGGGCGGCCTGTGCTGTCAACCAATGAACCCAACGCGGCCCACGTACCAGGTGTTACGACCATGTGCGTAGGTAGGTAGTTGCTGTTCAATGAAATTTGGCGGGCGCCTTCATAAATTGCGGCAATCCAATCGGCAGGGTCTGACGTGTCGGCTACTGATGTTGTTTGAACAATTGCGCCTTGGCACTCTGTAACTGCGTATGTGTTTGTTGCTTGTCCGTAGGCAATTGCCAACTGGTTCAAAACAATGTTAATTGAAGCGGGGTCACTCCAATCTAATGCCTGTTCGGACATTGTGACAAACGTACCGAAAGTTTTTTTGTCAACATTTGAGTTGGACACGGTCACAGTAGACGGGTTTAGTTGGTCTAGTTCGGGTGTCTGTTCGTCAACTACTGGCCGTACAGTAATTTTTGGTCGGCGAAATGTTGCGCCTGCACCTGGCATAGCGCGAGTACCGATTGCCGACACGAAAGGCCTAATAGGGTTAAGTCCGTCGTAGACGCTGCCCGTGATGATTTCAGGCAAAATTCCTGGCAAACTTGGGTCGGCGGTAATGTCAGGCGCTGCCGCTTGAATTTTTGCGTTCATTTCTGCAAGCACGCTGCCGCCTTGTAGTGACGCTGCAATATATTCGCCAGCGCTAGGCAATTTAAAACTACGTGGCTGTGCGTAAACAATTGGCGCTACGCTTGCGGCCTCGATAACTTGTGGTGTTTCTGTTGGCTGTTCCATGGTGTCTAACTCCTCGTTAGGTGTTTCGGTTTCTATATTAACTACTTCTTGTTCATCTTGTGGGATACCCTGCGACGCGGCTACGCGGTCTACTGACGCGCCTTTAAATGCGCCAAAAGGTACTAACGATAATTCCTGCCAGTCGGCGCTTTCTATAATCATTGTGCCCGTTTCGTTGTAACTAAAACGGGTTGGGTTTACGCCTACGGATACTGCGTCTAAAACGCCGTCGGCTGCCAATACCAGGGCCTCGTTGCCTAGCGTTGTTTCGCTAATGCGGGCTTCGTACATCATGCCGCCTGGCGTATCCACCATGGCCGTTACAAGTCCTACGGCCTGGGTGCTGTCATGGCCCAAATACAGTTTTGGCATTTTGCCGCCGCTGTTTAAGCTGCCTGGCATAAACATAACTTTTGTACCGTCGTTTACTGTTGCCTCAACGTTATATGGAAGCGCAAGGCCAGCCAAGGTACGGCGTGGCATACCGTTTGGGCCTGCGGCGTCTAGCGTTAATTCTTGTTGGGTTAATTTAAGCATTGGGCATTACTCCGACTTCTTGAACTTGTGACGGTGTGTCGTTTTCTGATAAATAGGTTTCGCTTAGGTAATCGTCAATATCAAATTTTACATAGGTGCCGCGCGGCAATACGTTACCCATTGACAATGTTTCGGAAATGCAATCCATATAAAGTTTTGCGCCGAACATATACAAGTCTTGGCGGGCTTGTGTCGAGTTTTGGTAGCTGTATGAACCTGTAGCAACGCCCAACAAATATGGCGGGCAGTTTGCTAGCCGTGCAATTTCTAGCGCTTGGTACTCACTAGCTGCAACCAACATTTGTTTACTTGCGTCGCTGTTCGTTTCGGTGTATGTAACAAATTCGTTTAAAACGGCTACAGAATTGTTTAACCGTGCCGCTTCAAACGACTGCCCTAATTGCTGTAATTCTTGTTCGCTTAAAGGCTCGCCCGCCACTTGCCGCAATACGCCCGTAGGTAGCAAACTGCTCGAATTGCGTAGGCGGGCCTGTTCCAGCTTGAGTGCTGTCAAAATTGCGTTAGGGCTTGTGTATAGCAAACCTTGTATTGGGCTAATGAATTGAACGACGTCGCGGTGGTCAACTGGTAAACCGCTAAACATAATTTGTTTAGACGGCGCAAAAAATACGGGGCCTGCTTGGTCTTGTGTTAAAACCATGGCGCTTGGCATACGTTGGAACGCCTTGGGGTAGCCGTCGGAACTACGCTCGGTAACATATAAAAAAGCTCGCTGAGTAAAAAATAAATCGTCAAATAACCATGAAAATAGTGTGCTATTTGGTAGCGACGGGTCTAATTGTCGTGTCCAGGCGCGGGGGGCGATTTCGATTTCTTCCATTTCTTCGCCGTTCCACATTTCGTTATACATTTTTAACGGTGTGCAACCAATGACAGACGCCAACAAATCGCGGGCGCGTGTAATTGCAGGTACGGCCATAGCGCGTTGGCGGTTATTGCCTTGCGTAAACGCATAAAAGTTATCTAGTTGCGTTGCGCCAACATTTGAACCAGTAGCCGCCGCCTTTACGGTTACGCCTACAGCTGCCTTGTTGACTTTGTTAAATAACGCCATGCGTTTAGTCTGCCATATCTGTTAAAAGTTTGGTGGCACTACCCACGGTGAAGCGGTCTATTCTTTTCCCGACGAAAAGGTAAGCCGTCGCGGATAGTGCCAACACGATATTAGCGTGAAACGTTAATTACTAGCGGTTTGCCCACTAGCTGCGGTTTTGACGCTAAAGCGGCAGCCCAAACCATGCACCTAGCCAACGTGATAGGCCCAGGGCTACGGGTAGACGATAGGGCTACGCTGCCTTGGTGTTTTATCAGTACGGCGCGCTCGACGTGTTCTATTAACTGGTTTTCGCCGTGGTGGTAAATACGGTTTTCTAAAATCATATTTTTAACGGGGCTAGTCCATTTCAATAGTTCGCGATAGCCAACAATGGTTTTACGGCGTTCCATATTTGGCGGTAAATGTATTTCTAGGCCTGGCGTTATCGCTAAACGTAACGTCGGTCCTGCCGCTATTTCGGCTTCAACTAGGCGCCACATTTCGGCAAGTGTGCCCGCAACAAACGCAACAGTAATAGCCGTTTTTAGTCCTACTTGTACGGCCCGTACGCCAACGTATAGCGCGCCGTCTTGGTCTACCTCAATAGCTAGTATTCCGCCTGTAGGTATTGGGTCGTCACTTTTTAGGGTTTCAAATACGCCAGGTTCCAGCCAACCGTTTTGGGTTGCTGTCCACGTGTTAACCGACGCGCGCAAAAAGGCGTTACGGTTTGGGGCTTCGCTTTCTGCCTCGATTACTTCCATTTCTAACGTATGCCCCAGGGCTGGGTTTGCGTACGCCCAGGCCTCGGGGGTCATTAAGTCCATTGACGGCGGCGGGCTAAATTCTGCAAAATATAGTTTTGTTTGTTCGCCGCTATCTATTGCTCGTAAACCCTGTTCACGCCAACGCAACATAGCTTTACTGTCTTGCGTACCCGCTGTAGACATCATCACAAACAACGGATTTTTGCGGGCACGTTGCGACGGTAACAAACCCTCGTCTATGGCCGCTTCGCTAATATCCCAAACCTCATCCGCTACCACCAAGTCGACGCTGTAACCGTGACCAGCTGCAGGCGTCGCGGCCCGTGGAAACCATACGCTGTTATCGGGCATAGTTAGCACCATGCGCCCATAAGACCAAGAAACGTGGGCACCAAACTTGGTTTCTAATATCGGCGCCAAATATGTAAACAACGCGGTAGCCAAATCCAATTTGTGGGCAACAGTAATAACCGTTTGCGCCTGGCCACGCGCTTTACCTTGCGTAGTCAACCACCACCCAACAAGTGAAGCAATAGCAACCGTTTTACCGTTCTGACGCGCAACAGACACAAGGCCAACACGGTGCAAGTAATCACCGTTGCTATCCATAGACGTTAAACCATGCAAAATGTTTAACTGCCAAGGCATTAGGTCTACGCCTAATACCTCTTTTGCAAAATCCCCAATTTCGGTTACAGCCGATTTTTGACCACTAGCGGTAGTCGTCACCAATCGCGGCATATCGTGGCCAGTTAGCGCCAGTTCCGCCAAACCCTTATGAAATATAGGAAATATTTCTTGCGGGCCT